GTTTTAGACACATTCGCGGGCATTGGGGGGTTTTCTATTGGCCTTGAAAGGGCTGGATTTGAAACCGTAGCATTTTCAGAAGTTGATGATTATGCGTCTAAAGTATTGGCTAAAAAATGGCCGGAGATAAAAAACTATGGAGACATTAAAGGACTCACAGCAGGGCGATTGGCTGGCGACGGAATTGGAGTCGATCTCATCACAGGAGGATTCCCTTGCCAAGACATATCAACAGCAGGAAAACAAGCTGGTATCGAAGGTGAGCGAAGTGGGCTTTGGGGAGAACTCGCCAGAGTTATTGACGAAATACAACCCCGATACGCAATCTTGGAAAACGTCACAGCACTCATTAGTGGCGACAGCGGAAGATGGTTTGGAAGAGTTCTTGGAGACTTGGCCCAGATCGGGTATGACGCGGAATGGCACTGCATATCAGCTTCAGCGGTTGGCGCCCACCACCACAGAGATAGGGTGTGGATTATTGCCTACCCCAACAGCCGCCCAGTACGGGAACAATCAGAGCTCTTCGGAAGGAGCAAAGATTCGTCAATCTCTCAGTTCGATGGCAAAGAAAAATCTATGGTTGACGCCAACTGCGGCATCGAGTCAGTCGGCATCCATGCAAGCGAGTCTCAAGGAGTATTACCGGCTGAGGCCGAAGGGCAGGGGCCATCTTGCGGCCCAGGTAGCTCATTACACAGTGCCGACGCCAACAGCAAACGAGGATGCCGCGGGCCTTCCGACTGGGAACATGCAGCCGATGTTGGGAAACCACCAATTTGTACGCGGGGATTCCTCCGAAGAATGGAAATCTGGGACGTTGAACCCTCTGTGGGTAGAGTGGCTAATGGGGTTTCCTCCAGAGCATACCGACTTAAATGCTTAGGTAATGCAATCGTTCCGCAAATAGCGCAGCTAATCGGTGAAGAGATAATGGCATACGAGGAAAAGCATTATGGAATTCTGTAGAGAGAAGTTTCCGTTTGCCCATCTTATAGACATTGAAGGCATCACGGATTCCCTGCTTGAAGCGCATAGTATGCTTGCACTTTACCAGCAGAATGTTGCCATTGTTCATAACGATCATGGCCTCGATGTTATGTTTCTGGCATCGGTTCGGGATAAATCAAGCATTATCGAAATTTTAAGAACAGACGATGAGTATGGCTATGGCCGATAGACTTGACGGGTTTTATCAATCTCAGCCGTGGCGAAATCTCAGGAACAAAGTGAGGGCGCAATGGAAGGCTGCGAATAGGCCATGCGCGTTCTGCGGTGGAAGGCTAGACTTTACGGTGAGGCGAGGCCAGCGGGCGCAAGCAGTTGTGGATCATATCGAGCCTCGTGTGAAGCGCCCTGATCTAGCTTTAACGTTGAGTAACCTGCAAATGGTTTGCCATAGCTGCAACAGTAAGAAGGCCAGTTGGGTTGAGAACAGTAAGGTTAAGCCAACAAACCTGGACGGATTTCCTGAAGGCTGGGGTTGAGATTTTCACGAGCCTGTCGGAGATTTTCACGAGTCTGATCGGAGATTTTCACGAGTCTGATGGAGATTTTCACGAGTCCCCCCCGCGATTTTCACCAGTCCCCCAAAAAAATCGTCAAAATCGTCGAAAATGTCCGTACATTTGCCAAATTATCGGAAATATCTCAGAAAATGCCCAGAACTGAGAAAAAACCGATGAAATGATCGGTTCAGCCTCAGAAATGGCGCAAATCTGAGAAAAAACCGATCAATATCGGAGGCCATTGGATCATCTCACAATGTCTTGCCCCGAATCGGTGACGATCCGCGCAACCATACCGGCGAGGTTTAACCCGCCATAGATTGAATTCCAAGCGTCCGCGATTTGCTGATCTTGGGATAACCTCTGAGGCTTTCCCGATCTGGAAGCGCCTCGCTTGGCTTTGGCTGGCTTGCCGCCTTGCTGGCTATCTTCAAAGGGGATCAATATGGGCGCGTGATCCCGTCGCATATCGTAAGAATCCATCAAGTGGGCCTCTCCTGGTTAAGCTTGCAACTGGTAAACAAAAGCCGCGCCTAAAGCGCAAGCCCTGTCGAAATCCGGCGCGCTAGTGGTGCGAATTAGCCCGTTGCGCTGGCTCCGATCATAGCAGCGGACAATGTAACTACCGCCCACGGAATGAATCGCGGCGGTTCGATGGGTAGAGTTTGCGAATGTTTTTAATAGCTTCATGAGGTGGTACTCCAGTTTTGAATTTGGCCAGAGGCCGGTACGGCGAAAGCCCGCAGTTAAGCGGGCGCAAATTGGCTCTATGTGGAATTAGCTAGATGCTAGTATTTGCAAAGTCCGCGCAACGGTTAGCGTTTGCTCTAAATTGTCGAATTCTTGTTCCAGAATGATCTCACCCTTGGGACTGTAATGCGTCACCGTGTAAAGCTTTACATCTTGTTCGCTTAAATCGGAGTCGTACCAGTTAAACCATATTTCAATACGCGGGAAACCTTCGTCCGAATATGCGCCTTGATATGAGAGGCACGGCATTGTGTCATCCCTTTCTAAATCGGGATGAAACCCATGTTGCCGCAAATCTCTAGCTGCTAACTCAAATGCAAGCCAGTTATCGAAGTCTGGAAAATCGGGTTGATCCGTAGAAAACATTTTGACTAGCAATAAAAGCAATCCCTCAAAGCTGAGAAATTCAACTGTTGTATAAAAGTGGCTTTTTTCGTCCACTGAATATTCGTAATAACCCAAAGTTAGGCCGCAGGTGTCAATATCCCTTTCTTCAATATCCGCGCCGCCGTTCTGCGTTATCATCAAGTAAGGATCACATGAAAGCTCAACGCTTGGATTGCGCTTGCCGTCAAACTGTTTAACCCATGCGTCACAACCGCCGCCGGTATTCTCGATAGTAAAGCCGAATCCTTGCAAAGCCGTTTGAATATTTGAGTCCATTTTAAACGCTCCAGTTTTGAATGTGGCCAGAGGCCGGTACGGCGAAAGCCCGCAGTTAAGCGGGCGCAAGTTTAGTGGTTTGTGGCCTGTCGTTTAGCTATCTATGTTTACACCTTCACGGATCAGGCTAGACTCAATAAATTCTATGTCAGAATGTCCCAAGGTTTTCGCGCCCTGCGTTAGCATGTCCGCGAAGTCGTAACCGCTGTCTAAATCGTTGTATGCATCTCCACGATCCCAGAAGCCAGTACCGTGGCCTTGACGCGTTAACCATAGATCATGGCCAGCCTGACTTATGTTTTCAGAGCCGATTGCATGCTCATATTTCAGGAAGAATCCAAGCGCCTCTATAGTGTGTTGGCGGTTAAACTCAGGGTGCAAATCTTCAAGGAAAAGGTTTGCGCCTTCTGGGCTGTCTGCCCAAATCATGCAATGGAAATAAGCGCTTAAAAAATCGTTTTCTTCGGGGCTTACGGTTACGCTAAAAACATTTTGCATTGTGTCTTACTCCAGTTTTGAAAGTGGCCAATGGCCGGCACCCAAAAACCCGCAATTAAGCGGGTGGTTAGGGCTGGATGGCGAATCAGTCGCCTAGATAATGCGGGTGCAAGCAAAGCGCGGCGTCTAAAAATACAAGCTGTTTTGCTGTAATCAATCCCGCCTCATAAAGTCGCGTGGTGGTGACTTCTAAGCGGGCGAGTGTGGCCTGATCTTTGGCCGCGTTTATTTTGGATTCAATTAGCTGAACATGACTAAAGCCTTTCATGTCAAAGCCTCCAGTTGATGATTAGTGAAGCGGCCAGCATGGTTAAGCAAAAGCCGACTGTTGAAGTCATGAAGGCGAGATACACCAGGTCAAAGCGGTTCATTACGCCACCTCACTTTTAACTTCTGCAAAAAGCTCATGCAAAGCCGCGCCTATTTCGTGACACCAAAAGGTGTAGGCTATGACTACAATGCGCCGCTCGTGATCCTCATCACCGCACAATAAATCGGTGTAGTCATCAACAACGCCCGCATCCTCAAGGGTGCGAAGCAGCATCCGGTTGTCGTGGGTATAGATGCAAAGGCTGTCGGCTTCTTCATGCGCCCGCGTGTAGATCATGTCATCTAGATCGGCGTACCGATCACCGCCGCTTTCCATCCATTGCGTAATGATCTCAGCGCGACAATCAGCGGCGAATGATTTGGCGTTTTCAAATTCAGTTGCTAGCGTGTTATGTGTAGGCATGTTGTGTTGCTCCAGTTGTGAAATGTGGCGTGGTGTGAATCCCCCGCCGTTGAAACCATTAAACTCTAATGCTACTAAAGATGCAATAAATATTATTCCATTAGTAGGAATAAATAAGCATAAGAATATATTTTGATATAACCAGGATTGCCGCGTTCTTTTGGCCTTGCCTATACTGGCAAAGGGTGAGGCCCGATGATGTGGCGCTACTCTTCCAAAACGTAACCCGAAATCATGCGCGGATATGGTAGGCGATCATGGTTAGTCATTGGTTGCGAATGTTTGACTGGCCGCGTGTAAGTTTGGATTGTATGGGCTGGCCTGAATCGGGACGGTTTGCCGGTTCGGCTCGATTTAGTGTACCTTTGGGGTGTGTAGCTTTTGGCGACATGTAGGATTTGGCTACCTGTACATAAAAACATGTAGCATTTGGCGACATATCAGAGGCTTATTCCAGAATGATCTAAGCTTAGACCGAAAAAGCATAGGGGGGGACTTGGATCACAGTATGATAAACATACCCTCGGCCTATCAAGTCGTCATTTTTGGCGCTTTAGGAATACCAAAGGTGTTATGGAGGCGATATGAGTAGAGCTAATCAACGACATACAAAGAACTCGACATTAGGTGCTGTACTAGCTTTTGAGAATAAAGAAGTCAGTATACCATCGACGATACAGGTTATGTTTGATCTTGATGGGTTTACACCACTCTGGAATAACATTACTTCTTGCCGAACGCCTGACAACTGGAAAGACTGGGAGCTTGTCGAGTGCGCTGAAATCTGTAGAGAGCAGCTTGAGATTGCTGAGCTTGAGGCTGAGTTGCAGGAAGAGGGCAAGGTGATCACCTTTCCGAATGGAGCCGTTTCTACTAATCCTAAGTGGAAGATGATTCAAGACTTGAAGAAGAGCTATATGTCGCGAATTCGATTGATTGGTATTCATGACGTTAAGCAGCAAGCCAGAGGGAATGGATCAGTCGCGGTTAAGGACATACCCGATCAGGGGGCAGATTTAATATGAATGGAGTTGCGGAGACGGACGCGGCAAAGATCATTCGATTTATTACTTCGTATTGCTTAACGCCAGAAGGTTCTAGCGTTGGTGAGCCGATCAAGCTTGCGCCTTTTCAGATTGAGTTCATTGAAGATACATACAACAACCCTGATATAACTCGACGCTCGATCATGTCGATTGCTCGAAAGAATGGGAAGTCAGCGCTTATTGCTTGCTTGTTGCTGGCTCATATCTGCGGGCCAATGCGGCAAAAGAATAGCCAGATCGTTAGCGGCGCTCAATCAAGGGATCAAGCCTCGCTAGTATTTGAGCTTGCCAGCAAGATAATCAACATGAGTCCGGCGCTTCAGCAGGTGACGAAGATCGTTCCTTCGCAGAAAACCATTGTTGGCCTTAAAGATAATGTGAGTTATCGGGCGCTGTCGGCTGACGGTACGACTGCCCACGGACTCAGCCCAACTTTGATCATCATTGATGAGCCAGGACAAGTGAAAGGAACTACCACTCCATTCCTTGAGGCTTTGATGACAAGCCAAGGCGCTCACGAGAATCCTTTGCAGATATTTATCAGCACTCAGAGTCCTAATGACGCTGATTTCTTCTCGTTAATGATAGATGACGCGATTCGCAGTGGTGATCCCAAGACAATCTGCCACTTATATCAGGCTGACGCTGACGCTGAGCTAATGGACAAAAAGCAGTGGGCGAAGTCAAATCCTGCTCTGGGACTGTTCCGAAATGAGAAAGACTTGGAAGAACAGCTAAAACAGGCGTCAAGATTGCCCAGTTTGGAGGGTTCAGCCCGTAATCTGCTGCTCAATCAGCGGGTTTCAGCCGAAAAGCTGGCCTTTGCGCCTAGTATCGTTAAGGAAAATAACGGTGAGTCAGACTGGCAGGTATTCAGAGAGAATCCGGTTCATGCTGGCCTCGATCTAAGTAAAGTCAACGATTTAACGGCTTGTGTTTTATGCGCTGAAGATGAAAACGGGATAATCCACGTAAAAACGCTGGCTTTTACGCCATTAGGCGGCATCAGAGAGCGATCCTTGCGGGATCGAGTGCCTTACGACTCGTGGGCTGATCAAGATGTTTTATACGCTCCGCCTGGCAAGACTCTAGATTACGATATGATTTCGCACTACCTTCAGATGCTCTGCGAAGAGCAGGGTATTGTCATTAGTTCGATACATTTTGACAGGTGGAGAGCCAAGGACTTCTTTGCAAGCTGTGAAAGGACTGGATTTGCTTCGCTGGCTGAGAGAAAGGAAGTAGGGCAGGGCTATCAGTCGATCAGCCCAAGGCTTGAGGCATTGGAAACCGTGCTACTTCAGAATCGTTTACGCTGCGATAATCATCCAGTGTTAAATATGGGATTTGCGGCTGCTGTGGTGCAATCCGATCCGGCTGGCAATAGGAAACTGGACAAAAGAAAAGAGAATGGGCCAAAAATAGACGCTGTTATTGCGTTATTGATGGCCGCATTCCCTCTGGTGGTTAAGGAAGAAGCTTTAGGTGAGGACTTGAGCCATTGGATTGGCTAGGCTCATTTCATTACTAGTGCTGATGGATCGACGCCTGACATAAGTATTCCAAAGAGAAAAACTAACGGAATAACCCATATTGCAGCATCTTTGAAGTCTTTTGATGCCATCATATCTTTTGCTAAAGAGAGGTTTTCCAAGTCTCTCTGCCCGATTTCTTTAAGGTTTGTACAACCTTCGTAAACCGCTCTCTTCTTGCTCATACCCTAATCTCCCAGCTCATATTCAAATATCTCGTAAGAAACCCATCGAAGTTCGTCGTATCGGTTCTCGCCAGCGCTTTCAGCTTCACTCTTAGTTGAATACGGGCCGAAAGGATCAGATTCACCGCCATCACGATCCGCCATTACTACCCAATAAGCCTTTTTCATGAGGCTATATCCAGTGTTTTTAAGGGTGGGTTCTCGGGCTTTTCCCGAAGCTCAACGGTGTGGATAATCTTGTGGACAACGCCAATTGACGTTCCTACAAGCTTGGCAATGTCCGTCTGCATCCTTACTTCACGATAGAAGTAGTGCAATACCATCTGTTCAAGATGGTATCGGTTGTCGTAAATGCCAGTGGTTTGGCCGTAGTTGCCTTTTCGCAAGTCTCTAGGTGGCATTAATATTTCCCCTCAGTCTGCTCTCGGAGCGCCTTTAGGTAATGCCAAAGATTTATTGGTAGATTGCTCAAAGCGACTGTCTGCCTTCCAGCGGGAGAGTAGATTTCAACCTGCTCACCATGGCCACCTTCTAGGCGCATTGTCATTTCTGTATCACCTAACATACCTGCTTCTAATACTAGCCAGCCGTCTTTAATTGAACATCCAGTTTCCATTTCCATATCGTTCTCCTGTTTGTGAAGCATCAGTATAACATTTAAACTACCATCGGTAGTATTGATTTGGATACTATTTAGTAATAAAAAAGCATAAAAATATTCGATTTAGCTATTGCTTATAACTGTTTCTAGTAGTAATCTCGGCCTACTAGAACTTTATAGCGTCTAGAAATGACTGAAGTAAATGCGCGTAAGCGTGAAGAAAAGAAAGTCCGAAAACCCTCTGATAAGGCTACGGTTAGAACGAGGGGCTTTGTCATGCCTCGCGATCTTGTAATACCGGCGTGGCACTTGTCGTATGAGCGCCCCGTCTACTGAACACTGCGATTTAGTCACTCCAGTACAAAATTTCCTATCCCGAATCGTTTGGCAGCTTATCGCCTACGACGCAGCGGGCAACATCCTTGTTTCAAAAATGTTCGACACTTATAGGTGCCTCGATGCCGCTTCCGTAATAGCGACTGAGCATCCTTTTTATGATCACCACGAAATCATAAAGACTGAGGTGCCGCTACATTGAGCCTCGAAATCCAAGCCATTCATTTTAACGCTGATCTTTATGAGAAAGATGACGCTATCGCGTGGGCGGAAGATCACGGCCATCCGGTTCAGGCAGTCCGTGAAGAGTTCTTTGAGGGAAGGTTAATCAGGCACATCGTTGCTTGTTTTGAGCCATCCGAGGCCGTTGAGGGATCGTGGCGGGCTGCTAGCGAAGATTACCCCGATGGCATCCATGTTAGCTACTGCGAGAGAGCAAAACCTATGGAAAACAACAAAGCTTATAGCACGTTTGAGGTTAAGTCCTTTGACGAAGAAGAAAGAATCATCACCGGCATAGCTTCAACGCCTTCACCTGATCGTGACGGGGACGAAGTAATGCCAATGGGAGCAAAGTTCGCGCTACCTTTTCCCTTGCTGGCCCAACATGATCATTCGCAGCCTGTTGGTTCTGTGATTGAGGCCAAAGCTTCTCGCGAGGGCATTTTTATAACGGCACAACTCGCAAAGGATAGCGGGCTTGATTACGTTGAAAAGGCATGGAAGCAGGTTAAATCTGGTTTGTTGCGCGGCCTTTCTATTGGTTTCCGCCCAACTAAGAGCTCTCCTGGCGCAAAGGGAATGAAGTTCCTTGAGTACGATCTATTTGAATTATCTCTAGTCACTATCCCAGCTAACGCACAAGCGGGAATAGCGACTGTTAAGCAATACGCCAATGCTCCTGAAGCCGAATCCGAAGAACAGTTGTTCGACAAGGCGGCTTACAGGCATGACGTTTTAAATCGCGCAGCCGCCGCGATAAGCAAGTCCCAATCAATCCTAAATATCAAAGGTAAATAAAATGAGTATTTCAGATAAAGTTGTGGCGGCTGAGCAAGCTGCTGTTGAAGCAAAGGACAAGCTCGTAGAGCTTACTAAGTCATTTGATGAGTCTGCTGATGATGCTGGCCTTGTTGCCATCGAAGAGCAGTCAGAAGCCGTTGAGAAAGCCACTCAGCAGTTAGAAACCTACCGCAAGGCAGAATCAGCACTCGCGTCAAAAGCAGCGTCTTTCGATGCTCCTTCTGTTGTTAAGAGTGTGAAGTCGCGTGAGCCAATCGACTATGTACTAGCTTCTGCTGTATGTGCTTTTGAGTCATTCGCCACTCGCAAGTCTTTCGATCAAGTCATGGATGAGCGTTACGGCCAAGACGATCACCTGAAGGCTGTTGCTGGAAACGTTGTTAAGGGCGCTTCTGCTCCTGCAATGTCTAACGTTGATGGATGGGCAGCAGAATTGTCGCGTGAAAGCTACGCTGCATTTCTCGATCTGCTTCAGCCTGAGTCAGTAATTCCTAACGTTCCTATGAACCGTTACGAGTTCCAAGGCTTCAGCGCCATTAACATTCCTGGCCGCGCAGAATCACCTAACTTAGCTGGTGCATTCCGAAGTGAAGGCGATCCCATCCCTGTGAAGCAAGCTGCAACCATGCAGACGCAGTTAACTCCTAAGTCTATGGGTGTTATCTCCACCTTCACTGCTGAGTGTCTGCGTCGATCTACTCCTTCAATCGAAGCACTTATCCGTAAGTGGATTGTTGAAGATACTGCTGTTGCATTGGATACCCAGTTCCTTGGGAACGCTGCTGCGACTCCTATGGCTCCTGCTGGATTGCAGAACCTAGCTGGCGCTAACACTGCTGCTAGCTCTGGTAATGAACATGCTGAAATCGCTGCCGATATTAAAGGCATGGTTTCAAGCATGACTTCATCGAACCTTGGCCGTCGCCCAGTTTGGATTATGCATCCTTCAAACTTGATCGCGCTAAACATGACGTTGACTGCCGTTGGCACTCCAGCATTCCCAGAGACAGCTAGTAATAGTCTTTACGGTATGCCTGTTGTGACTTCAACGACTGTACCGACAGACGTTGTTTACCTCGTAGATGCTTCTGAGCTAGCAATTGCATTTAGTGGCCCGCAGTTCTTGGGTACTGATGTTGCTTCGGTTCACATGGAAGATACGACGCCTCTACCCATCGTTGATGGCGCTGGTACTGCTGCTGCCCCCGTTCGATCTTTGTATCAAACGAACAGCCTGGGCCTTCGCATGACCCTGGAAACAGACTGGAGTATGACTCGCGCTGGCGCTGTCGTAACCCTGACTGGCGTTGCTTGGTAAGACTCTTAGGGGCGGCTGGTATAGCGCCCCAATTTCCTTAAATAAGGAGGAAAAACATGAAACTACTTTGGGTACATACACCAAGCGCGACTACGGAAGGTAAGGGCGGTTTTAGGCAGTTGTCCGATGCTGATGCTGCTACGGTTGAGGCTGCTGGACAAGGCGTAAATCCTCTCGTTGGATTGTTAAATATGAAGTCTGTTGGCCCCGCGGCGGCTGCTCCAAAACCGCCAGTTGATCCGGATGCCAAAAAATCGAAGTCAAAGTCAAAGGCTCCAGCCGAGACAAAGGCTGAAAGCTAATGGGCGTTGCGTCTAGATTAAAGGGCTGGTTTGCTGGCGCTGAAGGCTCTGAACGAGGGCCGTTTTATGGCCGTAGCGGCGAAAGCGGCGCTTTGTTTGATCTAGGACGCTTAGACGATGGGTTTCAGCGTAATTTACACCTACCAGATAGCATAGACGCAAAAAGAATACCTGCTGCTTATGCTAGCGTTATGGCATCTGCTCGTGCTGCTTCTCAGTGCCAGCCAGTACATAAGATTCGCGATGAGGAAGGCAAGTGGGATAAGACGGAAGAGAGTTCCGTTGCTGCCATTCTTCGCCGTCCGAATTCCTATGAGACTTTCGCGCAATACATCCTTAACGCTGTAAGCCAGCTTCACTTTGCTGGCGAGTCATTTTCCCTAGCCATTCGTAATGATCGAGGCGAGGTTGTCGCGCTGCATAGGATGAGTGACAGAACTTGTACGCCTTATGTTGTAGAGGGCGAGCTTTTCTATTCTGTTAGTACGGGCAATCCTTTTATTCCGGATGAAATTGAGCAGATGGTTCCCGCAAGGGACGTTCTACATTTGCGTATGCATACGCCTCGGCATCCTCTGGTGGGAGAATCACCGATCAAGGCTGCTGCTATGGCTGCTGGCATTAACGTCTCTCTCAGTGGCTCTCAGGCGGCATTCTTCAATCAAATGTCTCGCCCTTCCGGCGTAATAAGCACTGATCAGGTTCTCAATAAAGATCAGCTAGTAAGCCTTCGGGAAGCTTGGCAGCAGCAATCACAGAAGCTAGCCCAAGGCGGCGTCCCAATCCTATCTGCTGGCCTCAAGTGGCAACCCATGAGTATTAGCAGCCAAGATGCTCAACTCATGGAAGCCCAGAGATTTTCAGTGGAAGAGATAGCCCGTTGTTATGGCGTCCCGCTGCCGATTATTGGCGATATGACAAACAGCACTTTGAATAACGTTGAACAGCTTATCTCATTCTGGTTATCCATCAGCTTGTCATCATTATTGGAAAACATTGAACAAAGCATGTCTGTTCTCTTTGATCTTCCGTTTACGCAAAAGATTGATTTCGATGTGACTGGATTACTGAGGGCAGATTTTCAGACACGAATTGACGGCTTAACAAAGGCAGTGCAAGGCGGTTTGTATACGCCTAATGAGGCACGAGCAAAAGAGGGCTTGCATCCGATTGATAAAGGCGACGTTGTATATATGCAAGCTCAGATGGAGGAAATAGGGACTCAGGTAGAGCCAGTTTCCGAGCCAGTTATTGAGCAGCCGCCAGTCGTCGAGCAATCATTTTCACGAGAAGCGTTTAGAAAGGCGTTAAGAGCATGAATCAGAATGAAATAGCCAGTCTAGCGGAAGAAGTAAAAAGTTTTGTAGATGAGTCTCTTGTTGGTATCGAGGGAAAAATTGAAGCCCGTCTTGCTGAGGCAGTGGAGTTAGTCAATCAGATCAATGCCAAAACAGAATTGGTAAGTGAACATAGCGAACTTAGAAATGATGACATTGATGATCTTGCTGATGCGCTGGATATGCTCACCTCACAGATCGCCAAAATTGAAGCTATAGAAGTAAAGCATGGCGTTGATGGGAAGGATGGTAAAGATGGCTCTGACGGAATTAATGGTGCCGATGGAGAGAAGGGCGAGAAGGGCGATGCTGGCTTAGTAGGTGAGAAAGGCATTGATGGCATTGATGGCCTTGATGGCAAGGACGGTAGCGATGGAATTGATGGCGTTAATGGTGCGAAGGGTGAAGCTGGCCCTCAAGGTGCTGATGGTGCTGATGGCAGTAATGGCGCTGGCATTGACGCTCCTATCTATAAAGCTGGTGTTTACCGCGAAGGATCAGTTGTACAGGCTAATTTGGGGCAATACTTCAAGGCACTACAAGACACGGCTGAGAACGTAGATCATGAGTCATGGGAGCGCGTAGGGCTTAACGGCTTTCGGATGACAGGCGCTTTTGATGAAGCGAAGGGCTACATTTCTGGCGATCTGTTTATCAAGGACTTTGGCCTATTCCTCAGCGATGGCGAAGAATCTCGATTGATTGCAGGAAGAGGGCCATCAGGCAAGCGCGGTGAGAAAGGCTTGGCTGGCAAGGACGGCTCTCCTGGCGCAGATGGAATTGATGGCGATACTTTCGATGTGATGGAAGTAAGCGGCACTAATCTTGTTGTGGTTGTCCGCAGTGGTGATGGAAGCGTCTCAACAAAGTCAGTCGATTTATCTCCTGTTTTTGACGTTGCTTCAGATATTACGAAATCAATAGAGGCTAAGACGGAAAGCAATGTTAAAGCGCAATTTGAGGCTCACGCGAAGGGACTCCTTGAGTACATCAGTGAGCATATCAGTGATCAAGAAGCTATCCCTCTTCGCTTTTTTCGTGGACTTTATAATACTTACAATAATTATGAGCGTGGCGATACAGTCGTATTCGGCAACGTCTTATATGTAACGAAAGAAGCCACTTCAGCCATACCTAGCTCAATATTTGAGAAAGATAATCCTTGGAGCTTAGTAATAGGATCGTCTGGTGGCGAGGGTGGAGATGCTGATCTAAGCGGTTATGTGAAGCGCCCGTCCGCAGTTCTTCGTGATGGCAAGTGGCTCCTATACAGAGAGACTACAGACGGTAAGAGGGAGTGGACTCCAGCAACGACTGATCTTATCGAGACTAACGGAATGTTAATGTTCCGTGACTCCAAGGGCCGCTTTGCTCCTACTCCAGATGAGCTTGATGAGCTAACTAACCAGCTTAAAGTAAACCGCTTTCTGTGGGACAAGATTCAAGCGCTGGATGTAGCTGGCGGTGTAGTGATAAGCGATCAGGCTCCTGAAAAACCTGAAAATGGGATGCTGTGGTTTGATAACAATCAAGACGTTATGCAGTTGTTTATCTGGCACAAAGATTCAGATGCTTGGATTACTGTTGCGCCTCCTACAACTTTGGAGGGCAGGGTTTCGCAGGGCGAGGATACGCAAAAGGCCATCGTTGCTCAGATAGAAAAGAGCTTAGAGGATCAAGCCAAGATTGTTGCCAAGGTGGAAGAGCTTTCTATCACTAAAGGCGCAGTCTCACGCTACACAGTCAAAGGTACTGAGATTAACGTAGCCACTAGAAATGGTGAGCTATATGTCAACAGTCCTAATGCGGCAGACGTAACCTATATCAGCTTCGCACCATTTGATTCAAACGGACAGACTACTAAGCCGACGAACCCCGACGACATTATTGAGTTTGTTGAAGCCGTGGGTGCGAGGAATGCGGGTGACGTCACGCGTTATAAAGCGATTAGTGGCGACTCCAATGCGTTGACGGTTGAGTACCTATCTGGAGCCAATGATTTTGAGGTTGATGAGTCTGAGGAAGTTTACATTTATCCGCAGAATCAAGAGGGTGTCAGTCAAGACTATGTAGATCAAGGGCTTTCATCAAAGCTAGGCAACTCAGGCGCTAATCAGCTACCTGATGACACTGACTGGAAGGTTAAGCAACAAACCTCAGAAGGTAAAAACAAGACACTGATACACAGCGTTGGTGGATCGCTTGGCGTTTATAACTTAAAAGAGCCTGTCGAGTCACATCACGCGGCCACTAAAGCTTATGTAGATGCTAAGTCTAGTAGCAACACCGGCAATGGTGGCGTCTCTGCATCTAGGCCACCAGGACTCAAGTTCATGTGCAGCATCGTTAACTTGCCGAATGGGTATTTTCAATGGTGGGTAAAGGAAAGCACGGGTAATCAGCACCTAGAGCTTGCCACTACAGATAGAGATGGCATTGCTTGGGGAACCAATACGCCGCGTGAGGATGTTCGCTATAGCGATAACGTACCCTTCACTATCTGGGAAGTATCAGGTGGTGGGTGGAAGATGAAGGTAACAGGCACTATCAGCCGGATTGATTTTCACCCTGATCACGCTCTTTGCTATGTCTCCAGCAAGACTGCCCTGAATGGAGGCAACTTCGCTAATGGGTCTGGGCCTTACTACATAACAATCTCAGGAATCTGCTGATTATGAGCTATTCATTTCCTAAAGACGCAAAAGATGGCGACACAGTAACGCTGGATAACGGCGTTAAGTATCAGTACCAAGATGAAAATGATCGTTGGGTTGTTAAGTCTGTTGGAGCGCCAGCGGCAGACGGAAGGCGAAAGGATTTCATTCCTCAGTTAAAAGGCTCTTTTGAGATTGATGATGACGGAAAGGCCGTGATCCCAGATAACGCCTTTTACATTTCAGAGGAAGATAATGAGGATGGGTGGAAAGATGAAGTTCGCTATCCTGGCGTCTGGTGGACTGGGAAGTATTACGATCCGAGCAAAATAACGCATTTAATGGTGAGTCAATCTCGGTACGTTGAAGGCGTAAATGAAGATGGTGAGTACGTTTACGACGAGCTTTCTTGGACAAAGGAGTTCTATCCTAACGACATAATCAGAGTGTCTGCTTCCGCGCATGAGCTTTACCATGAAGATGCTGATGGTTGGCTCGATGAGTCTGATCATTACGCGCAAAGATCAGATGATGCATGGCGCGTTAAAAGTGTTCTGGACATAGCAGATCGCGATGACTACCCCCGTCCTTGGGGGTTCCGAGCTTATGAGCTTGAGAGGATCATTCCTAAAGATCAGTATTCTGGCCAGTGGTTTATTGGTGAAGATGAGGCTGGAGATGATTGGTTTGATAAATACTTCAGTCCTGTATCGGTAACAAATCACTATATAGAAAAGCAGCCGCAACCCTTCCTGCACTTTAAACAGAAAGAGCGAAGTGCGTACTGGGCTAGGGGGGCATGGCAAGGCGTTGATGGCGGCAACTACATAAAGCAAAACCCCAAAGAGATTGCGAAGATCAACTTTTCCGAGGTTGATTATTATGGCTCTGAAGTAACGGTAACTACGTGGGCGGCTGGCGATACGCTCTTTATTTATGAAGAAGATGCAGAGGTTGCATCCTTTGTTGTTACCAACACAGAGAGGGTTAAAGGCTCCGGCTACAGCATAGAGCTTACGGTTGATCAAGCGCAGACTACGGGCGATGCTGATCTTAATACCGAAGTGTATTTAAAAATCCCTAACCCTCTGTTCCAAGCCCAAGAAGAAAGTGAGGATGGGCGTAAACCAAACAAAGATTGGGCAATGCAGCTTAGGGGCAACTTTGAGTTTGATGGTGATGGCAAAGCAGTAATGCCGTCAAAGAGCTATTCAAACACTGATGATAACCCTGTTGTTAATCCTGATACGGGCCTAACGGAATCGGGCTGGCAGAAGCCTGGTGTTTACTGGCATGGCGCTGAGTTGTACGCACCAGAGTCAATAACGCATTTTATGATTAGCAAGGCTGCTGGCCTTCTTGCTGCTCATGAAGAGGGTGATGGCGCATACATTAGTTACGAAGAACACTTCTTCCAAGATTGGAAGGTAGGCGATCTGATTGAAGTTAAGGCGCATGAGTACACGCGCTGGGAGGCTGATTACTATGGAAAGCTTCTACATCAAAAAACTGGCGGCTTCCACAACAACACTTGGCGCGTAGTAGAAGAGGTTGATGTCGTCAATCCAGATAATGATTGGCCTGTTGACGCTTACTCTTGCCTCAGAGTTGAGAAGGTTGCCCCCGAGAACTTCTACAAAGGCTCTATTGAAGTCGTAGAAGATGCGGTGGACGGGGATTTTGAGTGGACTGGATTCTACCCTTGTGAAGTCACCATGAATCCTGCGGCTACACAGGTAGATATAGAAAAACTCCAATCTGAAATCATTGAGCTAGAAGAAGAGATTGACGCGATTGCTCCTTCCGTAGAGCGTGGCGTTTGGAAGTTTAATCTTAGTGGTGCTGTTGCCAGTAGGGGCCAGATCACCATGTATGACGGGATGAATAAGACTGGCTCACCTATTGGCTTATTCAAGAGCGCGAAGTCTGTATGGCTTAACGAGTTAGACAGCGATGGTACGCCTCATGGTTTTGCCAATGTAAACGAAGGCGACTTGATTGAGCTGTTTGTACAGGGGGAGGCGGATTACGGCCTGTTTACCGTTGTCGCTATTCACGACGAGAGCGATGGCGACATTAAGTATTGGGTAATTGATGTTGATTTTGTTAGGGCGCTTAGTCCTGAATCAAAGGCAGACAACGCAGACAGCCTGAGAGTCAAGATTATTCAGCCGCCCAGTGCCAATGGCGAGTCTGGTGGTGACGGCAACGATCACCTTAATAGAAAGTACCCTATGACAGTCGCGTGGAAGAGTGGCGTCGAAGAAACCCACACGATGAAGGCTGAAAATCAATTGAGCAAATGGTCTAACAGTAGCTTTGGGGGCCATAGCGCAGAAGTATTCAAGAACTTATATCAATGGTTCCCTCCGGAAGAATATGAGTTTATCCCCGGCAATATAATTTGGTTTGAGAAGAAGGTTTCGGGCGGCAGGACTTGGGAAGTCCAGCCACCACACGCCGTTTTAGCTTGGCATGCAACGAACGTTATTGAATTCACTTCTGTGAGACAGCACCTTCAGGGCCATTCTAGTTGGGCGGGTTTTGGAGTCAATGACTCACAGCCTGATCGTGACAATTTAGCCTATGAAGTCATCTTCCAGTGTTTTAGGAGGAAGGGGGTAATCATGTTTGTTAAGAAGAAAGGGGCGAATAAAAAATGGTAGCTGAAGTTGATAAGTTTCCTCCAGCTTCTCCGGCTATGGGCGATGAATGGTTTGACATAGGAACAACCGGAGAGCTTTACGTTTGGGATGGTACTCAATGGGTGAGTGCTTCCGGTGCAAGCGATAACAAACTCGATTTGGAAATCACTACTGACAAAGTAGCAACAAATCCAGAATTTCCAGTAAGCAGTTCGGAAGATATGCCTGACTTAAAGAATCAGCTTGAAGTTAATCGCTGGCTTTCTGATCGCATTGATGAAGTGGAAGTAGGCTCGCCTGACGCACCAAATGCGGTTGACGGTGGAAGCTTTAAGACATTACAGGAATTTTACGATGAGCAATGATGAAGTTGTAAAAATTAAGCACAAGCGAGGCTTAGGCCGTCCCGCTCCTGGTGAGCTAGAGGCCGGTGAAATAGGCATCAATATCTCAAGCGTAGAAACGGATAAGGAGGTTCATGGACTGTGGGATTCTTACATCATCGAGCCAGCCCGAGCGTATACGGCAGACGAAGAAGGTAAGTTACACGCTATTGGTGATTGGGAATCGTTAGCGCCCAGTCCTGTTCAGGGCGATATTGCTTATCAAACTGCATGGATCAATGCGGCTGATACAAGGGTTCGTCCTGGCTGGCAACAGGCTTTAATGAGTTATAAAAACTTTCTAGCCTTTGAGAATGAATTTGACAAAACGTGGTTCCCTATTCCTGCTGGTGGCGAGAATACTGACATAGATCGTGAGAAGTACCTTCACAACTTTGCAGCCATCAAAATGTACTTCAGCCATGGCAGATATACTAACGATAAGCTTAATCCTACATCAAAGCCATCGGCAACTCTGAGGGCTGGTGGTTTATATGAGCAGGATGATTTAGAGCCGAGTGTTAGCTTCACGATTGACTGTCTTTCACTGACGATTGATACCAACTCCATGGGAGATAGACTTCACAATACTGCTTTGTTTGTGGATACGACTCGTAATGGAAAGGATTTATCTGTAGACGGAAGTGGCACTTACCCTACTGCTCAAACCTTTGTAAATGCTCCGTTAGAGCGGCTTAACGGCGGACACTCCCAGATACATCCTGACTATTGTGAAAAGCCAGATGCAGCCTTATGTGTTTATGGCGATGCTGCTGTCATGGGCGGGACAATCAAAGCAACTTCTAATCGGGAACCCACTACTCCCGAGAAAGGAATGATGTACTTCAGTACCCACGATCATAAGTTCTGGGCTTTCAACGGGATGGATTGGATTCAGTTTGCTAACCCAGATAAGTTTCATACGCATGACGAATACGCTCGGGCGGATCACTCTCATTCTGGACTTTGGGAAGATGTGGGTGGCAATAGCTACCAGCACACTGGGCATGTTGAGGTTATAGGCGGTCTTTTATCTGCACAACCGGATGCTGGCTTTATCGCGTTATCGCTTGGCAACGCAGCGGGAGCATTACTTCAGGGCAGATGCGCTACGGCTGCCGGTAGTAATGCGGGCAGAAATAACCAGCAGGATTATGCTACTGCTGTAGGCGCTGATTCGGGCAAAGAGAATCAGGGATGGGGCGGTGTAGCGATTGGTTACAAGGCCGCAATGGAAGATCAGGCGGCGCAAGCTACGGCTGTCGGTGCTAGCGCGGGCGGAACAAATCAAGGTTCCTATGGGGTGGCTGTCGGTGCTAGCGCTGCCGCAACAGATCAAGGTTCCGGCTCAGTGGCTATTGGTAGCTCAGCAGCAGAGACAACCCAAGGCGATGGTGGTGTTGCCATTGGTACTAAAGCTGCTAAAACCTCTCAGGGCTTAAGAAGTATAGCTATTGGCGAGTCAGCCGGCGAAATTAGTCAGGGCCGAGATTCTATTGCTATCGGTGTGAAAGCCGGCGTTCGCAATCAGGGCGGCTCTGGCATCATCATTAGCTCAGGTGGCTATGAGGTTACTAGAACAAACATAGGCCACATTGTAATCCACTCACCAGCCGGTGAATTGAACTTCAACGGGGTAGACAAGTGGGAGTTTCATGGTGGCGCAGTAAAGGCCACAGAATACCTCGATGCAGACGGCAATCCTAAGACTGTCTCACCCGCAGAACTTATCGAAACACTATCAACACTCCGCGATGCAACCCAAGATGAGACAACCGTAGAAGGTTTACGGGATTCCATCGGTAATGCTATTGGCGGACTCATTGAGAAGTTTGAATCACGAATTGCAGCAGCAAAAGTTCAATACAACGAAGCGTAAACGGAGCATAAAAAATGTCTAAGGAACCAACTCAAATCACTGAAGCTGATGATTCAAATGAGCCAACATTGATTCAACATAAGCGAGGCTTGGGCCGCCCTGCTCCTGGCGAATTACAGGCTGGTGAGATAGGCATCAATATCTCAAGCATCAAAACGGATAAGGACAAGCATGGACTTTGGGATTCTTACATCATCGAGCCAGCAAGAGCATTTACGGCAGATGAAGAAGGCGTCATCCATGCTATCGGTGATTGGGAATCTTTAGCTCCCAGCCCGATTTATGGCGATGTTGCTTATCAGACTTCATACGTTGATGCAGCCGATGCGCGGGTTCGTCCTGGCTGGCAACAGGCTTTAATGAGTTATAAAAACTATGTGGCCTTTGAGAATGAATTTGATAAAAAGCTTTTCCCTCTTGATGCTAATGATGAAATAGACGTTGATAAGTACCTTCATAACTTTGCGGCTATTAAATTTGATCACAAGCACGGAAAGTATGTTGGGGAAGAGTTAGAGACGATAAACCCCCCTGTAGCAAGGATATATGCTCAGGGCTTATGGGAAGATTACGAACAAGAATCCAATGTTACCTTTGAAATGCATTGTCTCGATCTGACTATCTTTACGGGCTATGACAGCGGTTGGCATAACAAAGCGTTCTTTCTTCAGCAGCATAAGCTGGGCAAGGATTTATCTAAGGATGACAGCGGCACTTATCCTACTGCACAACTTTTTCTTAATGCTCCGGAACATGTACTGAAGGGGAATTTAGAAAGTCACTGGCAGATCAATGATGATTTTATGGAGAAGCCTGACTCAGCCTTAGTTGTTTATGGCGGTGCTTCCGTTGTAGGTGGAGCGATTAAAGCAACAGCTTCTCAGGTTCCTGCTGCTCCCGAAGAAGGGATGATTTACTTCAACACCGTAGAAAAGAAGTTCTTTGGCTTTGATGGCACAAGCTGGATTGATCTTGCTGGTGGTGGCGGTGACGCAGCGCCCGCCGGTGACATTGATGGCGGCTCATTCACAACGGCTCAAGAGTGGGCGGAAGAACAAGAAGATCAACCATAGGGAAAGCTGTCATGAACCTAAACCGACAAATCCATTTTCCAAGCTCTCCGGAGGAAGGCGATACTCATAGCGAGTATGGCCGAACTTGGACTTGGGTTTTAGCTCCTGATGGTAGCTCCGCTACAGGGATGTGGCGGGCTACTGGCGATTCAGTGGGTGATGAAAATGACTCTATTGGGTTTTGCTGGACTGTTGCCGATGTAAAGCAGTATCTCGGCATTGAAGATGACGATCCAGCAATTGACGCCAAAGTAAACGGTGCAATGAAGGTTGTTCAGTCTGCAATGGAAAAGTATTGCAACAGACTCTTTGAATACAGAAGCGATCATACTGAGATGGTTTACAAGACTAGAGGCGAGGGGTGGCAGTTACACCTCTGGCCTGTTGATGGAAACCTCTTAGTTTCTGGAGTGCCGTGTAAGGAAGTCGAGGTTGATAATCAAACGGGTGTAGCTTGGTTTGATCATTACAGTGTCACGAAGAGGCTTTCTGTTACTTACTCTGGGGGCTATAAGCCTTGCGATTTTCCGCCCGATCTTATGGCGGTTCTTCTGGGTTCTATCGGCGCGGTATATCAGACGTTACAGGATGGTGGCGTAACTAATGACTCTGCCATTTCAAAGATAACCATTCCTGACGTTGGGACGATTACTTACGACAATAAGACTAACGGCGAGATAGGTTCTGGCGGCGCATTTATTGGTGGAGTGATACCGATGCACTGGCAATCCACCCTAGACTTTTACAGGCTTCACGAATGTTAAGTAGCTCGATGCGATTAACGTGGGCGAAAGCCTACAGGGATTCTATTAACGCTCTTGGCGTACCGGCAACGGTTCTTCCTAAGTTGGGCGATCCTGTTGATTGCACCGTGGGATTTAAAACTTCAACTGACGTTGACATTATCAATTCGTGGGGCGTTGGCTCAAAGATTGTAACGATCCAAGTTGCTGACGTTCCTGAATTGGAAAAGCTAGATCGAGTGATGATTGAAAATGAGCGTTACACGATTGAGCAGGTTTCACCAATCCACTTAAACAATATGCTGATCGCTTGGCGCGGTGTGGTGAGGGGCCAGTAAATGAGTGATTTGTATGTGAGAAGGCAAATCAGAGAGTGGATGAATGATCCAGCAATGGAGATTCCATATTACGACACTGTTAACGCAGCGACTAACCCGCTGGACGATATATGGGTTACAGCATATTTCAATTCCATCTCTCGCGAGAAGCTTACCTATTGTGAAGGTTCTTGGCTTGAAGATGGCGACGTATCAATCATCTACAACGGACTTCCTGGTGTTGGTGATGAAGCAATTTTCATGGCGGCTGAAAAAGACATAAACACTTTTATGTCACAACGGGACGCGACTCGGCAGTTAGTAATAACCAGCCGATCCGCAATCAACGACTTTTCTGGTGGTTCAACAAATCAGGCTTATCAGATTGAAATTATTGTGTCATACGAATTTCAGGAGAAATAGACATGACTGCTATTAGCACAAAAGACGTAAACATTTACTTCAGTAAGACGAAGGGTACTGCTGCTGTTGGCGAAGCTCCTGCTGGAAGCGCTGGCTCTGAAGCAACAATTGCCATTACCTCGGGTACAGGATCAGCTTTTGATGCTGTGAAAATACGCGGTACTGGTATCAATAGCATTGATCAAGCTTGCATGGTTGGCGCTGACTTTGGTGACAGCTTAGCCCTGCTTGGCATTGATGGTGGATTCACAGCGGCTAAGGTTCCTACAACCTTGCAGGTATTCGGTGAGAATGACTGGGTGAAGCTTTGCTTGTCTGAATTAAATATCAATAGTAATGATCCTAATACAGTATCAGTAGCGACTTACTGTAATCCTCAAGCGGTTATGGAGTCTGCTGTTCAAGAGGCTGGCACCTTCGGCTTCGGCGGGTACATGAGTACCTGTGACACTGACTATCCCGAACTTTATCGTCTCTGCGCTGATCAATCTGAAGTCCTGATCCTGATTGATCTTGGAAACGTTGATGACTGTAAGCAGGGTTACTTGCTAGCTGAGGGAGTTTGCTCAAGCAATATGGCTTGGAGCTTGCCTCTCGATGGCGCAATTGAATACAGCGGTTCAGTTTTACTGCAAAACAAGTTCCGACACTTCTGGCCAACAATGGCTCCAATCTTCTAAAAGGATATTCACAATGAAAAAATCAATTGACGGCGTTGATTATCAGCTTGCAAAGATCAAGGTTGGGCAGATGCTTCCGCTGCTGCCTCGCTTTGCTGATGAGCAAGCTGAGGTGCAACGTGAAATGGTTGCCGCTTGCGTCCACCTCAATGGAGAAGCGCTTGGCTTAGAGCGCGTTGACGATCTTGAGTGGGGTTCGTACCAAGAGCTTTCCGTGGCTGTTCTAGAGTTCAATGGATTTCCTACAGGCTCAGATGCGGGAAAGTCCTGAGCGAGTACGAGTTTAGCGTTTATCATTTAGCGAGAGAGTTAGGGATGCTTGTATCCGACATAAAGGAAAGGATGACTACCGAAGAGTTCCTCGGCTGGAATCTTTATTACAAGCGCCTTAACGAATCTCGCGATGATGATAAGCCTAAAGCTGGAGGTGGCAATCTACTCAACGGCAGCATGGAAGGCTTGATTGGTGCATTAACGTGAATAGCTTGATTACCCAAAGGGCCGCACGTACTCGCAACGTTAAGATTATTAACGGCAGTGACATAATTAAAAGTCAGCAAACCCTTTCAGTTGTTATTGCTGCCAACACTCCGTCTGATGTTAAAGAGATGGCTGCTAACCTTATCCTGGCCGGAACGGAAGCTCAGATAAAGCTTGGCAATCAGCCAGAGAGACTTACGGTTGATGGCGATGATCAAAAGAAAATGGAGCTTGTAAAGAGAACAATAAAAGTAACTTTCCAAGATAAAGTTAACGAAGCTGTCATCGACGCTATTGAAACCAATCTAGTGCGCTACATTAATGCAGCGCCTAACATTGCAGATTACTACTTCGGTGAGGGCGCTAACCCTTCTGGCTACAAGTCTAGGGTTGCTAATTTAAATAATTGGGAGTGGCGATATGCGCCACCATCCAAGACTAAAAAATCCGGTGATCGTGACACTTATATTGGCGATCCAAGAGCTTCCGATTCATTCCCGCGTGGTGCGATCTGGATACTAAAGCCGAAGGAAAGCAATACCGAAGCTGGTGTTGCTAACGCAGCAGCTTTTTGGATGACTGATAGAAGGGCCAGTAAGGCTAAGGGTGGTGAGAGCGGCGTTCGGGTTACAAGTCGATCATCTACCAAGCGGGGATTTATTGCCCAAACCACAAACTCGATTAAGCGCTTAAAGGCAGCAAAGGATTACACGATCTGGGGCGGCTACACAAAAGAACATGCGCTTGGTGGTGAGCAATTCTTTCCTGATTGGATGACGCGCAATCAAGCAAAGATTGGCGGAAGAGGAAAGCTAACTCCATTCATAATTATTATGGCTAAGTCTAAGAATACTGGCAAAAAGAAAGGTTACAAGAGCGATCTTCAAATAATTCGAGAGCTCTCAGCCGTGAAATTTAAGAAGGTTTAGTTATGGGTAATAAGGTTAACGAAACAATTGTATATAGCATCGAGACTAAGTGGGATGCTAAGAGCAAAAAGCAGTTAGATTTGCTTCAGCAAGAAGCGGTAAAGACTGAAAAAGCTGTTGGCAACATGGCCAATAGTACGCAGAAGGCTGGCAAGAGTACGCGAAGCGCTGGTTATGCTGCTCAGAATGCTTCCTATCAAATTGCTGACTTCTTCGTAATGATTCAGGGCGGCATCTCGCCACTAAGATCGCTCACAACTCAGTTACCTCAGTTACTTGCTGGCTTCGGGCCTCTGGGCGCTGTGATGGGCGCTGTCGCTGCTGTCGGAGCATCTGTCTGGGTTGCCTTTGATAATATGGGCGAAAGTGCTGGTGCTGCTGCTAAGAGGGTTAAAGCTTTTGGTGATGCCATTGAGGGACTTAATGGTACTTCAGATGGGAGCCTTGCTCAGTTCAGGACTGCATTAAAGGGCGCTAACGCAGAGATGCAGGAGCTTATTGAGCTTCAGTATGAGCAAGCTGGTTTTGCCGCTAACACCGCTTTAGCTGCCGCAACAAAAGAATTTGATCTATATGTTAAGGGTTTGAGCGATGCGTCCATAGCCACTGGACTGTTCAATTCTCAGCTTGGCAGTATAGGCGAAAATCAATTAGCTATAAAAAATATCAAAGATAATTTTGGCGCGGTAAGTGATGCCGTTGCACAAGAGATTATTGATTTACAGAAGTCTTTTGCTGACGGTGCTATCAATGGCGTTGATTTTGCAAAGGCTATTTCACAGCTTGGTAAAGATGGGCTTATAGATAGCGAGATAACAAACAGAGTCCTTGACGCTGTTCAAGCGTTAGAGTCGGCAAAGAAAACAGCAGATGAACTTAATGGAAAGCTTTATGCTGATAGGCCGTCCATAGGCGTAATTGATCAAGAAGCTATCGACGAAGCTAATAGACTTATTTCAGGCGTTACCAAAGAAGTAGAAGCATATTATGACACTCTCTTTAATCTAGAATCTGTCAGATTTGAAATTGGTGAAGAAGCTTTCCAAGAAGCTTTTGCGGCTCTTCAAGCAAAGTGGGACGCAAATATAAGCAATGTATTGCCTCCTATCGAAGTTAATGCAGAAGCTTCAAAGGCTGAACAAGAGATAGCTGAGTTCGCTGCATCAATAAAGCGCTCGATTGATCCTATGATCGCTTTCCGAGAACAAGAGTTCTTGATTAAGCAAGCCTTGAAGAATGGAGAGATTACCGCTAATCAGGCGACAGCAGCCTTGAAGGCGCTGAATGATGAAACGCTTAAAGAAATTGATGTTAGAAATAAGCGGCTGAAGGCTTTAAAGGCAACTGGCGCTGCATTGCTTGCGTCTGTTGATCCGGTTAGGGCATATCGAATAGAGGTACTTGAGGCGAAAGCGGCATTGGCCGCTATTAACGCTACAGGGCCACAAACAGCGGCGGTGATTGATAAGATCACAGATAGTTATCTTCAGTTTGTTGAGGTAACTGCAAAGCGCAAGCCAGAGAATCCTTTAGAGCAATTCGATCTACAAGGTTATCAGGGCGTCATACAGGATTTGAAGAGTGGCATCGAGGGATTCGGTGACTCATTCGCTGATTCTATTCTGGACGCTACTGAGAACGGAATGGAGTCATTCAAGAAGTTCGCGGATTTTGTGATTAAAGAGATTGCAAGGATCGCATTAAAGAATCTGGTGATTCAGCCTCTAGTAAACTCATTGACTAACTTATTTCCTACGGGCGCTATTGCGCCTACGGCTACGATTGGCGTCGTGGAGACTGCGGGCGGCTCTAGTGCTGCAAGGGCAGAGTCCGTCAATACCGCCGCGATTACTGGCGGGGCAATGATGGCGAAACCAGAGTCCAGCCAGAAGGGCATTAACGTTAACGTCAACAATTACGGAAACGATGAGGTTCAAGTTCAAGAGCGCAAAACTTCACGCGGCTTAGAGATTGACGTTCTTATTAAGTCAGCAGTTAACAAGGGTTTGGCTGGCGGTGATTTTGATAACGCTATGCGGGCTTCATACGGGGCGCGACGGCTAGCGTACTAAGGATTATATATGGCGTATATGGGTGAAGTTGGAGCGCGGCCACCACAGCTTGATGGCTGCTGGAGTAGTTGGAGCGAGAGCCAAACGGATAACGTGGTTAAGTCCGCGATGGATTCTGGCATTGTAAAGACTCGGCCAAGGTTTACAGGCATTCAGAGAAGGGCGGAGGTTACGGTTCGGTTAAAGGCTGAGCTTTATAAGGACTTCATGGGTTGGTACAACGTTTTTTGCAAGCAAGGTGCAATCCCCACTAGAGTTATGACGCCATATAAAGAAGAAGAGATTTGGCAGTTCATGACGCCACCAAGGATAAACTGGCCGGAGCCAGGATACTTTGAGGCCAGCGCAGAGATTTACCAGCAATCAGGATGGAATGACTGATGCCATTGATCAATCGAGTGAATGATATGCAAGGGCAGGTTGCTTACCTGTTCTTGATGACGATTACCGATCCTGAAAGCAAGACGGTGATCAACGTTGTGAATAACCTTGAGCCTGTCATTAGTCGCGGGTTTAGGTATGACGCATTCCCTTTTGAGATAACCCTTCCGCCTGACACTGGCACGGCTCCAGCGGGCATCAAAGTCCAAACGGTAAATGTAGGCGCTGAGCTAATGCAAATTCTTCGGGGTACGCTCGATCCGCCAAGGGTAAAGCTGGAGCTTGTTTTATCTGATGCGCCTGACGTAGTGGAAAAGACTATAGACTTCATGGTGTTGAGAAATCTTGAATATGACGTTAATAGTGTTAGCTTTGATCTAACTTCTTCAAGCATCTTTGCCCGCAAGACTTGTACTGGCGTCTATAGCCAGAATGAGTTTCCTGGCTTACTGTTCTCGCTGCAATGAATATCTCTGACTACATTGGCTTGCCATACTCAGATCGAGGCAGAGGGCCAAGCTTCGATTGCTATGGATTTCTACGGCACGTTTACAAGCAAGAGCTTGCTTTGGACTTGCCCGATTTTCTCCGCACATATAAAAGCGCTGAAAACGCAGAAAGCGTTGCGGCGGCTATCAATGAGCGTAAAATCGACTGGATAAAAGTAGAAGAGCCAAAGCCATTGGACTTACTGTTATTTAAGATTCTGGGGCATCCTGTTCACGTAGGATTGTATCTTAACGAGAGCGATTTTCTTCACTGCTTTCAGGGCTGCAACAGTTGCATCGAGCGTCTTGATTCCCACAACTGGAATAGACGTTTACTAGGGGTGTATAGATGGAACGGTTGAACCATCCAGTAATCATAGAGAGCAATGCTTTAGAGCCAGTTACCACTTTTTATGTGGAGCCGAATAATACTATTGGTGAAATTCTAGAGCTAGCAAAGATACCAAAAGCCATTTATCCGAATGTTGTTGTGATCATGAACGGCATAGAGGTAACGCGGGATCAATGGGATTTTGTTGAGCCGAGAGATGAGGATATTATTGGCTTGCACGTTATCCCACTTGGGGGCGACGGTGCGAAGGGCATATTGCGAATGGTGGCATTGATTGCCGTCGCGATTGCCATTCCTCAATTAGCGTTAAACGTGGCCGCCTTAACGACTGTTAACGCTGCTGGTGCAACCGTTCTAACCATTCCTGGAATGTTTGCTGTTGCGGGTGCAACGCTGGTTGCGTCATTAGCAATCAACGCCATCATACCGCCGCCTAAGCCCACAACGGCTTCTCAATCGGCAGCGGGTGACGCTTACTTCATTAACTCGCAAAGCAACCGCGCCCGAATCAACGAGACAATTCCGATTGTCTACGGGATGCACAAGTTATACGCGAACCTAGCCACGGCTCCTTCTATTTTTAGTGCTGGCACAAGCAGCATGTTTACTAGCTTGTATGACTGGGGACTGGGCAACCTTGATGTTTGGGACATAAGAGCGGGCGACACAAGCATTTCAAAGTTTGGCGCTCAGATTCGACACCTTAAAAACGTTCCAAATCACTACGATCCCGATCAGCCTAATCTTGGATTGGAGCCTGTTGAATTAGAGATTGTTAACTATCCCACCAAGTCTACTGAGCTTAACGTCGAGCTAAACAAAAACAACGATACAGGTACTCCCACCACGGCTCCAAACAGTAAAAGCGCTGTTGTTGAGCTTAGCTTTCCTCAAGGATTAGTTAAGTTCGATAAGCAGGGTAATGAGCAAAGGCTGGCCATTCAATTCAATATGCAAATGAGAGGGCCAAGCTCAAACTATGAATGGGTTAACTTGCCTTCAGGCACTAGAGGCTATGCGGGTGATCACTTTCAAATTTCTGGGGGCTTCTTAGGTAATGACATTGTAAGAAACCCTAATGAGCCAGCAAGCGTTTCAGTTATTCTTGATGAATATGCGATAAGCAGTGGGCAAAAGGTTTTCGTCCGGCTCAGATTCAATCAGCCAACATATTTCATCAGGCCGCAAAGCGATCTTTGGTTTATTGACGCTGAAAATTCTCAGCGAGTTCCACAATTTGACTTCAATGAGACACCAAACCCAGATGATTACCCTGATGACTGGCTGTTGGTTACTGGTGATCAGCCCGCCAAAGGCGTTTTCGTAATCAATGAGGGAAGGGAATATGGCTTTGAGTTCCTTAGCACTGGCGTAAGCGATGGCTATTACGTTTGCCGAACTAACCTTGAGAACTTTAAAGATGATGTGCCGCCAGATGGCTTTAACTTCCCTGCTGGTATTGTTAATTCTGAGCAGCTTGTCGTTGGCCAGCAAGGCGGAGATGGCGAGGTTATTGATCCGCCAATATCCGGTACGTTGTATTCTCTTGAGGTAGGCAATGAGACTTATCTGCGCGTCATACAAACGCAAACCTCAGCTAGAGGTGAATTAGGCAGATGGACAGAGGTGCCAACATCGTCTCAGCTTTTCTATCGGGGCCAAAATATACCTGTCGATGTTGCGCTTGTTCCTGAGTACAAAGGCCAGCTAAAGTTTATCGACGATCCCCAAGAGGTTTATGGTGGGGTTAAGATTCGCTCGGTTTATTACGCTTTAAAAGTTGCACCAAGTAACGTTTCCAGTTACGGAGGCACATCACCAGCGTTTGATTTTGATATAGATTATACCGGCGATATTGTCACTCGGAGCAGCTTTAACATAAGCGGAAACAAGCTCACGCCTGGCAGGGTAAGTCTTGTCATCCCGTTTGCCGTTGAAGGTGAGTACGAGTTAATAATAAAGCGGGTAGGTGATCACGAGAACTATAACGGTGATGATCGTTACATCGAGAAATGTTCTCTTACTCGACTAACCAGCCGTGGCTATCCGATTAATGAGCTAGGTGAGCGCAGAGGTATTCTAAACCTCAAGAAGAAACATACGATGACTGAGCTTCAGTTTCAGGCATCAGGGAATGTCCAAGGTAATGTTCAGCAAGTTAGCGGAATGGTACGCCAGTACCTCAGATGGCATGACGGCATTCAATGGCGAGAGCCGGAAATTCGTCCAGCTATTAGCTCAAACCCTGCTTACATTGTTCTTGATATTCTTACGGGCTACTCAATACAGAACTCAACCGATATACCGTCCAAGCTTGACTTCGATGGCGGCTGGATTAGTGACAAACAGATCGACTTTAGAACGTTCAAACTTTTTGCTGATCACTGTAACGAGAAAGTTAAGTACATTGACAAGTACCAAGTTGAGCAGGAGCGGTTTAGGTATCAGATTTCCACGATAATCGCGTCTGAAGCGCCGATAATTGAAACAGTAAACAACATTCTTAGTATGTGTCGCGCTCAGTTGATTATGAATCAGCAAGGCCAAGTCTCTGTGATGCTTGATTCTAATTACAACCTCGATGGATCAGAGAAGGTTGCGAGGCAGTTATTTACCAGCCAGAACAGTTGGAACTTCAACGCTTCTAGGAACTTTGTTGATCTGCCGCATAGCTTTAACGTGAGCTTTACCGATCCGAACCTTGGGTATCAGCAGGGCAATTACGAAGTATTCCGTCCTGGATACAATGAGCGTAACAGCACAATCTTTGAGGATATAGGAACGTTTGGTGTCACTCATTGGCATCAGGCCGCGCAGTGGGGAATGTATCAGCTAGCGCAAGGTGTTATGCGCTCAGAGACGTTCACCATAAACGTTGACGTTGAAAGCTTGGTTGTTCAGCGAGGCGATATTGTAGAGATACAACATGATGCGCCTATCGTGGGTGGAACGTCAGCAGTTGTTACTAGCGTGGATGGCTTGACGCTGGGGATCAGCGAAGAGTTTGGCATGGTTACTGATGCTGGATACACGCTAAGAACAGGATCAGGCGACGTTTTTACTGGTGAGTGTGTTTGTGTTGGCAGGGTTGTAACGCTTGATGTGGAGCGAATTGGAGCCTCTGCGGGCGATGTTATCGTCATAGGCACAAGGAATGCTGATGGCGAGGTAACGCAGAAGTATATTATCTCCGAGGTTGTGCCAAAGAGCGATCTAACCGCCGAGCTAAAGATGGGTGTGTTTAACCCTGATTTGTATACCACGGATGACGGAGGGTTCCCGAGCTACGATCCCAACTTCGGACAGACGGATGAGGAAAGTGGTTATCACGTTATAGAAGAGCTTGAGGGTTTCAGCTTCCTTGAGATTGACGAAACCCAGCCCTATACAGTTTCCGCTATGAAATGGAAAGTCGATCCGGTTGACAACAACGTTCATAGGTTCTTAATCGAGTTTATAAAGACGGGAAGTACAGAAAAGCAGTTTGTTCAAAGTATTCCGGCGACGATTAGTGACGATGGTTATTTTCGCACTCAGCACAAATACTGGAATTCAGATACGAATTTCGGAAGCGGACAATACTCCGTAACACCTTTAAGCACTCTTGGTTATTTTGGCAAGGGCGAATCAATTTATCTCAGCAAAGTCTATGACAGGGGCGTTCCAAATCGCCCAGTTCCATTTTACGTGGAGCGCCTTGTTATATCCGATGCCATGCGATTTATATGGACGCCATCAAGTAGCGACAATGATATAGCCGGTTACACAATCTATCGGATGCCCGAGGGATCAAAGGTGTTCGATATTGGGGTTGCAGAATTGTATCAGCGCATTGATAACGGCAATTCAAATAGCTGGGAAGATATGCTCGTTGATGGAGCGTTCTGGATAGTTGCGGTTGATACCTCTGGAAATGAAAGCATAGTTTCTTCTGAATCTATCCTCTGGACGCTTATTAAAATTATATGCGGAAACCCTGACTGGCTTGGCAACAAAAGCAATCTCATTACTGAAGGCGAAGAGTTACTACTTGATCCCGAAAGCCCGTCTTTCCTTATTTCTAATAAGCCGCCGCAGAATCCTGAAGTGGGTGATCTGTGGTGGAAAGTAGAAGTCGAGGGCAATGCTAGAAATGGATGGGTAGGTGTTTACGATCACGACGATGTTATCCGTCTAGAGCAGCCCGCTAACCTGATGATCAAGAGCTATATCCAAACCTCAACGGATTTGGATCAGATTGTGATTGCCGATCAGGAATGGAATCCAATGTCAAATATTGATCCTCTTAGCTGGCAACCCAACGGAATAGATTTCGATGTTTATCACGAAGCCAGCGTTGATGACGGGCCGTGGAGAAGAATCCATAACCAAGTTGTAAGAGGGCAGCGAGTCAAGTTTAGGCTCGTTGTTATTTCATATAAGGAACAAGACTTGCGGGTTCAGCGAGCTTGCATCCATATCCATTCAACAAAAAATATACTGTAGAGGCGAACATGCAAAAGCCCTTTGAAGATTGGCCGATAGAACCTACTCAGACTTCAGGAACGGAGCTTGCAGAAGCTCTTAACCTTTGGGCTGAAGCTGTTGATAGCAATAACTTTGGCGACGGTAGGCCACCATACCTAACGGCTGGGGGGCTGTGGAGTAAGGGTGATTCGGGCGCTGTCGATCTATTTCTCTTTGATGGAGAGAAAGATATTTTAGTTGGCGGTAGCGCAACCGCAGATGGCGGCATGACGATTTCCCAGAACCCTCCTATGGCTCCATCCACGGGCGATCTATGGATGCGGCTACCTCAGAACACGGTGATGATCTGGAACGGTGACTTTTGGTTTGAGTTCCCTGCTGGCAGCGGTGGCGGTGGCGGTAGCGGTAGCTTGCCAAATGGCCTTGCTCAAGGGCAATGCTTGAAATGGGATGGCACAACTTGGGTTCCGACTGATGTTCTTCCGCATCCATCCTGGCAACATTGAAGCTGTAGATATGACAGGCAAGTTTCATTTGCATCCAATAGGCAAGCATCCGAATACGGGCGCAGATTTGAGTCGTGGGCCTTACGGCGCAGTGTTTGAAACCGGAATGTATTGGGATGCTACAGATGGATGGACTGGCGTAAATAGCGATTGGAATATTACGTGGGTTAGGCCAAACGACGATAACAGCAACAGCAAGCGAAAAAACGCCTTTGACATTAACGCTGATAAGTTTGTGGTGCGTTTAAGCCAGTCTCCTGCTGATGATCCTTGGGAAGATAGAGAGATTGTTTTCCGCGCAGAGGCGGCAAGTGTAAGTATCGGTGTTAGAGATTACCGTTCAAAGATTTTCGTTCACGGTGACACTTACCTCGGAATGTCAGAGAACTTCTACGGAAGCGTTCTACCAACGAACCCAGATGACAAGCCTGGCACGTTCTTCTGTGGTGGCCAATCAATGCTTGGCTCTTACATCGACGGACAGCCATTAACGCCTATAAACCAAGCAGAAGTTAATGATCCAAGCCTAATTAGGCAGCGGGCTTTTGCTAGAGATGCTGCGCTGGATATGGCGCTCAATCCAATCTATAACGCTGGCGATCCGGACGATCCAAGGTGGGCGGAGCTTAGAGATCGAATGTGTCCTACCGTCGGATGGATGGAGAAAAATTCAATTGTTGACGATGGAACAGGAAAGATCGTTAGCAAAACTAGTACGTTGTTTGGTGACAGCAATGACGATCAGCACGTATTCGTTGGCGATACCTACATTGGATATGACTCCGATAGCGGCCTTCCTGACAACAACGATGCAGTAGGGGGAACCCTTTTCCTGCACCGAGGGGTGATCGTTGGCAGAGGAAATGCTGGTAACGCAGCAATCCTCATGGAAGGCAACATCATTGGCGGGCTTGGCGATGCCTATGCAAACGATCATGCCGTAAATCTAAGGCAATTAAACGCAGCGAAGGCAGCGGTTGCTTCGTCCATAAAAGATGCTGTTGCCAAGTCAACCAAGTTTGCAGAGTTAAAAGAGAATCTATTGGAAGCGATGGAGAGTTTTCTATGAGCGTTAATGCAGTCAGTGTTCCGTTTCCGCCCGCACCTGAGATTGGCGACGAATACAGCATTTGGAAATTCGATGGCCTGTATTGGCTTTTGAATGGTGAGAATGCTGGGAGTGATGTTACGTGGGAAAGCATCACCGAGAAGCCAGGATCAATTACCAGTTTAGGGGTTGATAACAAAGTCGAATCGACAACATATCAATCGGCAAAGGGAATTGAGAAAGATAAAGCCTCAGATTCATGGAGCAAAAACAAATGAATGGGACAAAGGTAACACTCAAGCATGGCTCCGGTAAGCCAAACATAGGTTCTTTAGCAAAAGCTGAGCTAGCCGTTGATCTGGATAACCTAGAGCTTTGGACATGTAAAACCGATGGCGGAAATCCCGAGAAGATTTCTGGCCAGTCTGATTCAACAGACGGGAACATTGCCGATAACACGGCTCAGATTGAAATCAACAAAGGCAACATAGCTGATAACGCAATATTGATTGAAGCTAACAGCGGCGATATAGCGAATAACGCAGCGCAGATCGAGATTAACAAAGACAATATTGCTGAGCATGAAGTTGAAATCAACGCTAACAAGGAAGCTATCGACACGCTCGACGCTGACGCTGTTAAGAAGTCCGTAACAGCATTGCAGTCGATGGTAGGCGACTTAAAGGCTAAAAGCTTTGAGGGTGATGGCTCTAAGTTAAGCGGGATAACTACCGATCAACTGGCTGATGTAAACAGCGCGGGCGCAGTCAAGGATGAATTTCTAATCTATAACGGATCAAGCTGGATTGCTGAAGCATTCCACATTGATACGGAGCTTACATACCAAGGCTCCGTTAACCTCACTCTAGCCATGACAGTAACTCCTGTTAACGGTGATCTTTATATCAACGATACCGAGGGCGTTGTTCATAGCTCTTGGGTTGGAATAGCTGGAGTCACGGTTAGGGCTGGTAACGTTATTGGATATGCGACAAAGAATGCACGTTGGTACTTACTGGGGGACATAGCAAGCTCATCCGTTACTGACGTTGAAGGCGGCGCGGGTATTGATGTTGATGACAGCAAGCCAGCGGAGCCGGTTGTTAGCATTGATCGGGCTGAGGTTGACACATGGTACGAGCCTAAGTTTGCCAAGCTATCGGCATTCAATAAGAACTTTGGCACGACTGCGGGAACGGTTAGCGAAGGTAATCATGTCCATAACGAATACATAACTACTGAAACCGATCCGACGGTTCCTGCTCATGTCAAAAGTATTTCGACGGCAGATATTGCTAGGTGGAATACGCCAGCGGGGGCAGCGCCAGTTTCTTCGGTAAACGGCAAAACTGGGGCAGTTAGTTTATCGCATACGGACGTTGGTGCTGTAGGCATTGGCTCGGGTGGAAGTGTCTCCGCACCGAAGATCGTTATTGGCAGTACGGGTAGCGATCCCAATACTCTCTATTTCGTGGTGTAAACATGGCTATTTATAGAGGTAGTAAAAAGGTTGAAGTTGGCCAGCTAAAGATTGGTAGCCGCGACGTAAAAGAAGTTTACTGGGGCGCTACAAAGATTTGGCCCGAAGTTAAACCTGCTCTGATTCCTACTTATGCGGCTTATGCTGGAATAACAGGCGGCTGGCGCGTACCTGTTGCTAATTACGATGCGTCCTTTAGTTGGAGTGTGACAACAACAGCGGGAAGCGCAACTATTAATAGCGGAGGCTTAGTTGAAGTTACTGGCCTTGCTCATAGTCAATCTTCGACGGTAACAGTGACTACCTCTAAATCCGGACACCATAACGGATCAAGCAGTACATCGGGAAAGGCAAACGACTACGTGCCGCCACCCCCACCCCCACCACTTAACTTCGACAATCCCAGTAATGGCGGTTATCAGGGTGGCGGTACGCTCATCTCATATAGCGCACAAGGATCAGGTGTCGGTAATGCTGCGGATTGCTCCGGCTCAGCAGTGATTGGCTGGGACGTTCGCCATTACAAAGGCGAGGGGACTCACGGCGGAAATATGATTGCCGAGCTTGTGGAGACAAAGACAGTGCCATGCACGTTTAAGGACAACATGCAGGGCGGCGCTACCATCTATATCGAAGGTTCTCCTTCTACCAGCCTAAACACTTGTCATCTGCCGGACTCTGGGCCTGGCGGGCGGGCGCTTAGAAAGAGAATTGTTAAGGCTACTGTTACAAATCCGGACGGATCAATTAGTACCTTTAGCTCAATGACGAATTGGCAGACAGGGCCGTTATCAGATTGTAAATAGTTATGGGGGCGGCGGGGCCGTCCATTACAAGTCGCACCTCTCAGTCGGCTAGTGATGCCCGTCCGCCCCCACCATTTAATTCATAAGGAGAACGGTTATGAAGAATACGATGATTGCAGCTTCAATAGTGTTGCTGGCGGGTTGTACCTCTACCGAAGAAAAGGCTGAATATCGAAATGCTCAAGTCAAAGTCATTTCAACTCAGGTTGACGCACGAGCAAAAGAAAGCAGTGCTGATGCTGCGGCTAGAATTGCCTTGTATGCCGCGATGGCTGAGGTGGCTAAAAATTCTCCGGACTCGGCTGATGCGATTGCCGTCGCTTTGGCAGTCAGTAGTGTCAGAGAGGAATCCGATTCCGATAGTCCAGTTGTTCAGCTTCATCGAGAGCAGAATGAAGCCGTAGAGTTAACGAAGGCTATTGCCCCCGCCTTGTTGCAGACAGTTGGGACTGTGGCGGTTGCTGGCTATCAGGCATCCGTGAGCAAGAACAACAGCGACAACGCGGCACTAGTAGCTTTAGGCGACAGTGCGGCAGACTCAGACATTATGAGAAGTGTAACGGGCATGGCATCTGTTGGCCTGAACAGGGATTCGATCAGTGTCGGCGGCGACTATAATCAGTCCGGCGGCAATATGGATCAGTCGATTTCCAGCATCACGGAACAATCAACCAACACAACAACCACAAACACAACCACGAGTGAGCAAAACGATATGTCGGTACAAGACAGCAACAATGTTTATACCACCACGGACGGAACGTTGGTAAGCATGGCTGATCTTGAGGCTTTGATTGCAAATGGTATCGAGGTAACTGTAATCATCGACGGAGAGGAAGTGCCGGTTGAGTCCTGCGACGATGAATTAACTTTTGGTGGCAGTTGTGACTAGAACTAAGCCGCCAGAGGATATTGAGCGTTACGCGATTGAGGAATTGCTGCGCTCTATTAAGTCGATGGCTGAGAGCCAAAAGCAGATAGTTGAACTGGCTGAATCTATCCTTGAGGAAGCCCGTAAGGGTTCTGAATTTGACAGTGGCTCTTGACACTCCGTACTTTCACAGAGGTACATAGAACCCTTTAAAGCCGCTTATTTGCTCACATTGGTACTCAGAGAAACATAGGGGCAACTTTTCGAGTCCCGTCCGCTCCGCCATTTTCCTCACTGTTAATCTATATAAAACAAGGGCTTGTGAAAACAGGCTCTTTTTTTTGACACTTGTTTGACACTCTTGGTATCCCTTTGATGAGTCAATGCGATCCAAGCTGGGCGCGTATGGATTTCTGAAGTAGCTATCAACGGGCTTAGGGGCAAATGAAATTCCAGTTATCTGGCACATCCCCCCAGCCTTTAACTCTAATTCTCGTTCATCTTCTGGGGTGAGGGTGTATTCATCGCGCTTTCTTGCAGCAACAAACATTTTGCTATGCGCGGTGCGAAGCTCTTGCGGAGAGTAAAACCCTTTTGACTCAAAATCAGCATCGTTATGAGGCTCTGTATGCCATTGGAGTAAATGGTTTCTTCGATCTACAGCTTGACGTAAATGCTCTGGGCCACAATCACCTTTCATTGTCTCTGAGTATGCAAGATTGCCTTCTCTATAAACAAAGATACGCAATCCAGCACCTTGAGGGCGGATTCCAGCGGGCCATTTTACTTTTTCGGTGTTAGTATCTGTTGCAGCCATTTTCACACTCCTTATGTGATTGATGGTTAGGGGGCTGACTGTTGGCGCAGTCAGTTCTCGCATATTACGCTTTTAAGTAGGGTGTATCAAATACCTGATCGTCCCGAGAATAATCCTCTATCCACTCTGAATACGTCCTAAAGAACATTTCAACGGAGTGGCCTAGCTGGGCTGCTGCTGCGGGTGGTAGGACGCCGCTGGAGAGTAGTTCGGCTGCTCTGGTGTGGCGACAGACATAAGGTATCCGATAACGCACCTTGGCTCTCTTGTGCGCCTCAGCCCATGCCTCATTGAACCTATCCGTATCCTGATGGTGATTCCCTTTCGCGTTAGCGAATATCCATTCTGAGGTGAATCGGGTTTCAAGATTGAGGTGAGGCCGTACCCACTGAGGCACAAACACTCTCCGTCGGTAGCCTGTCTTAGTTGATGGCTCCAGCCTTCGGCGGGTTATCTGCTTCTCGATGTTAAGTTGTCCATCCCTGTAATCACACCATTTGAGGCCAAGCACTTCTCCTGGGCGGAGTCCGCATCCAAACATCAGAACGAAGTAAGACTTAATATCGCCATCTAGCTGGCTGAGAAGCTTGTCGCGCTCTGCTGGGGTGTAGCGCTGAACCTGCTCCTTTTGACGCTGCTTGATTTTCACAGCGTTGACGGGATTGGGGTTTACTTCAGCGTGATCTAGTACGCCTCGCAGCGGGATCAATAGATTTTTCTTAGTCTTGGGTGAAACGTCAAACGAGGCTAGCGCAAGTTTTATGTCTTTGGTGCTGATTGTCGTTACTGGAAGCTGCTCAAATTTGGGGAGCCAATAACGCCTAATGATGTTTCGGTAGCTAGTGACGGTAGAGTGCTTCGCATCCAAGAGATTCATGTACTCTTGTGCAGCGTCCTTAAAGCTAACGATGGATTCTTGGGTTATGGATAGGCCGCGCTTGTAAAGTGCTAGAAGCTCTGCTCTGCGCTTTATAGCTGCCTTGAGGTGTCGAGAGCCACAATCACCTTTGAGTGTTTCTTGGTGCGCGACTTTTCCAGCCTTGAATACTCTGATTCTGAGGCCCGCTCCGTGTGGCCTGATTCCAGCTGGGTAATCCATCCGTCAATGGCCTCTGGGTTCACTAAAGTAGTATGTCCTATGACTTTATAGTGAATGCCAGAAACGAGGTGCCTGTCAATCCAGCCTCTAAAGACGCCTTTTGATAGCCCAGTATCGTTGAGGTATTTGTTGCGAGAAATCCACATATTAGAGAGCCAGCATTACGAGGACGGGGCTGGCTAACCGATTTTCACGGGCTGGAGCGCCCTTCCTCACTGAAATGATACCACTGATAGCGATCCTGCTACTATGGCCAATACCCAAAACAAGACGCTTAACGTTAACGTGTTGTCTCTCTTTGCCGTTGAATGCCAAACCCACGGCTTTCGCTCTGCTAAATCCTTGGCAGCCGCTAGGGTGGGTATATCGCGCTTAAACGGACGCTTGTACCCCGCCTTATAGAATGCCCACAACGTCGAGCCTTTCTGCCTAGCGATTGATCCAAGGGTGTTTCCTTCGCAATCCATTACCAAACAGTGAGAGGTTGCTGTCTGTAGGATTTGCATTAGCTGCCCCAGCCGTTATTTTTTGGGGCGTCTTGTGGTGCGCTATTTCCACCACTCTTGGTAGGTTCCCACAAATCTTCAATGCAGATGCTTTTGCCGTTTTGCCCGATCCGCATGTTGATGCTTAGGTAGTCCTTATTGGGGTTTTTTTCGCGCCACTTCATAAGGAAGCTGCCAAGATCATCTATCTGATCACGTTTAATTTGCAGCTTACCCACGACGAAATCAGGTGCGTTTTCGTGTACCCGCTTTGCATATAAACCAGGAACCATGTCCCCATCATTTTCGTTAGCCATTTTTATGATCCTTTTACCATTAGTGAAATTTTGTGGTTCGTTTCGGTGCTGATCAAATCCTTGACGCGTTGTACTTCATATTCCGTCAATTCATTAATAACCTCTTTGACGCCATCGGCATCATCATTGCGGCAGTGTTGCATCAGAGCTTCCGCGTAGCTGTTAAGAGCCTCAGAGAAGCTGCTTTGCAGGGATCGCCACCTATTCTTAAAGTGCGTTATCTTTCCCTTGGCAGCGCCGCTAAACGCCTCTGTCTGCTGCTCTTCGCTTAATCCTGATACATACTCGCTGAAGCTGCTTGGATCGCCCATGGCCATCAGCCATAGCGCTTCCTTGTAGTTGTCTGATTGGTTCTCAAGTGCAATCAGAAGTTCCTCGGCGCTAGCATATTCACCGCCGCTCCAGCCAGTGCTGGCAAGTGCGCGTCCGATTGCGCTTGTCTCAGCATTCTCTAGATAGCTTGTACTGTTAACGCCTCTGTCAGATCGTCCTTCTAAGGCATGTCCAATGCCGTGTATCAGGCCATTTTCATCAGTGAGCCTTGCTTGCATAACGCAATGGGTTTCCTCAAGCGTAATGATTTCAGTGATGACAGAAATGGTTGGGTTAGACTTTTTAAATGCGGCCAGTCTCGGTGCGACTTGCCAGTACCATTTATTGTGAAGCTCCAACATTCCAGCAGATTTTTTTGCTGCATCGTCAAGCTGGCGAAGATCAGAACCTTCTAGACTAATCATATTGATGACTCCATCTTAATAATTAGTTGGCGCATCAGATGAGTGCAATCACGCTGAAACTTCTCATCGTCATTTTCTGAGTGGTGGTGCATTAGTTCCCAGAGGCTTTCTGCAAACCAGTTAGCCGAAGCGTTTTGCTCCTGCTTTCCAAGGCCAGAAAACAAGCCTTGTTCAATGAATAATTCAACAGTTTCATCAGCGTTAAGCTCGTACTTCTTCAAAAGCCTTTGCGATGAATTCAGCCCGTCATCCTCGTAAATCTCGTCTACTCGTCTTGCATCGTTTATTTCGCGGGCGCGATCTATATCCAAACCTTGTGCCTCCTGTTCGTGAAATCATTATACTACGCTACTAACAATAGACTACTACTGGCATAAATTGCAAGTGTGGCAAATGAACTGTCGTCATTTGAATGTCGCCAATGACACATTTTAAAGTAGTGTGGTTGTCCGCAGATTTACTCGGACAAACTTAAATGAAGTGCGCTTTGCAGGACTTTCAAAGCATTTGTAGTGAAGAGGCTTTAGAGGTGCTTGCTACTTTGTTAAACGATCTGCCAGTAGTTGCAGAAGGACTCCAGCATCAGCCTTACCAAGCTGCTTGGCTAACGAAAAAACAATTGAGCGAACTTCATCAGGGCTTAGGCGTTCAAGGTGGCTCATTATATCTGGACTAGCCAGCGCGCTTACTTTAAATTCCTCTGTTAACTCGGGATCAATATCAGCGGGCCATACTTTAAAAAATTCTGCCAGCTTGGCAATACTGCGCGGGGATAACGCTAGCCTTCCTTGAACAAACTGCCCAAATACACTGCCAGTCCAGCCGCAGCCAAAGTTAACGTCCTGCTGCTTTATTCCATCTCTGGCTTTGGCCTCTTGGAATATACGAATCAAGTTCTGGCGGGCGACTTCCTCCCGTTGTGTCAATTGTCGATGGATAACCATTTTGTGCCTCCGTCTAATCAGATTGGATTCTACATATCAAATGTTGAACCTCGCAATACTAGTTTGAATCCAAAACACTTGCAATAGTATTTTTTTTGCGATAAAACTATGCCATTAGTAGTTCTAAGCGAGTAGAGCTAGTAGTTGCCACCAAAAATCAACCAGTTATGACTGAGAGGTAAGGAAGATGGGAAGTATCAATCCGTTATTTGCAAAGACTGCAAAGGATAAAAAAGAGAGACGCCTAGCGATGTTAGAGCTTGCGGCTCCCTACAACGAAAAAGCTTTTGATTACTTGGGTTCTTATTATGCGGCGGCTGCGTTTTTAACGCTTAGCTACCCTCAAGTTCAGAAGATTAAAAAGGCTCAAGATTTCTTTAACGTCAAGTCCGCCATGATGATTGAGAGCATTTCAGAGGGTGAGATAACGCTGAAAATGTTGCGCCCAGATTTGTTTTTTGCGGCGAGGGAAATTGATCAGGCTATTGCTGAGGGTAAAGCCGCTGCTGCTCGTTGGGCTGAAGAAAAAGGCAAGCCTTACAAAACTGGAGTTCTGCTTAATGACTAGTGCAAACGGGTATAACCCGATGCGCTATGACTGTTCTAAAAACGGCTGCTATAACAAAACGCTCCGCCCAAAAATTGAAACCTTCGCTGAATGCTTCCCGCGCAAAATCGGTATGAGTGATGTTGACGCGATAGGTGGAGATAGGCGGCAAGTTTTTGATGATTGAGTGGAAAGCGAAAGGCGGTTCGTTAGGAAGAGGGCAGGAAATCATGTTTGAGAAGCTGACAAGTGAAGGCAAGCAATTTGTCGTTTACGTCGTGGAGGGTTGTCCAGAAACGATGGAGGTACGGCAGTTTAGCCGGTATTACGACAACAGGGTTCAGAGGTTCGTTTGTGCTGATGGAGAGGGACTGGGGCAGCTTAAATCCCACTTAAAGCGATGGGCAGATTTTGCGGGAGGTTTGAAATGAGTGGTTTGGAACTTGTTTTGTCGGCGCTTGACAAGGTTAAAGCTGTTGGCGGAAGAGGCCAGAAGCAGTGGGTTGCAAGATGCCCAGCGCATAGCGACAAAGAGCCATCATTAACTATCAGTGAAGGGCATGACGGCAAGGTTTTGATGACTTGCTTCAAGGGCTGCGAGTTCAACGAAATACTCAGAAGTCTTGGCATTACATACCAGCAACTAAATCCATCTAGCGGTATTGAGGTTGATCGTGTTCAGAGAGCTAGAGAGTTTTGGGATATGGCGGGTAGCGGTGTGGAGCATCATCCGTATGCCTATAAGAAAAAGATCACTGACGGCTTTGGCGCGAGGCGCGGAAGAGGGTTTGGAAGGATCGTTGGAAACGGTAGCGACTGCATCGTTATTCCAATGCGGAGCATCGAGGGCGACATAATTGGCGTCGAGCTAATTAATGAATCTGGTGAAAAGCAAACCTTTGGCCATAAGGGCTATCTGATTATCGGTAACGTAGAGGGCGCTAAGTACATTCACGTTACTGAAGGCTGGGCGACTCTCTGGGCCTGTCGGCAATTATGCCCCAACGATTTTGCTGGCATCGTTTGCTTCGGCAAGGGGCGGATGAAAGAGGCTGCTGATTTTGCTGATGCTTCCTATCCTGGCAACGTCGTGCCGCATTACGAATCTGATAAGTATGACGTTTGGGATTACTGGTTCGAGGGTATCGGTGAGCAGTACATGCAGAGCTTCAGAATGGAGGTGATGGGATGAATGACGATCTACTGGAAGAGCTATTTAACGTGGTGTTTGAGCTTGGCGGAACGATTGAGCCAATACCTGAACCTGAAGAAACAACCGAGAGGGACGAAGAGTGAAATTAGAACTTAACGAGAAAGAGGCATCATTCCTGAAGGAAATCTTAAATGCATCAATTCTTGAAATGTACGATGAAAAGGTAAGTCCTAAAAGCAGCTATCTATTTAACGAAGATTTGGAAGATAAAATACATGACTGTGGCTTTCTTTTCGACAAGATAAACCAGATGCTTAAAAATCAACCAATGATGCATCTCTGTGAAAAGGGGCTTGAAGAATGAAAGATCATCAAACGCTACAGGCAGAGATTAACTTTATCGTTGAAATCATTGACGAGCTACAGCTAAAGAAAATAGAGAAGATTAACGAGCTAGATCAAGCAATGGCAAATCAATACGGCGTAAGTGTTCACGAGTATCGCGCTATGTGCGTAGGAGGGTGAGGAATAATGAAACATCATCACTCTTTTGATCCAAGGTTAGCCGATTTAGTCGGCGTTAACGCAGCTTTGATCATCTGGAATCTGTCTTACTTGCAGTCTCAGCGTGAGTCGCAAGCTGGGCCTGATGAGTTCTATCACGAGGGCAAATGGTGGGTGCGACACAGCTATGAATCGTTAGCAGAGTGGCACAACTACCTATCTGTGGATCAGATAAGAAGGATTATGAGGAAACTTGAGGAAGATGGCCATGTGGCGAAATCGCAACTTGGCAAAAACCCTTGGGATAGGACTATATATTGGCACGTAAACTCAGTGTTTCTGCATGTGGCGGAATCGCCGGATGCATGTGTCGGAATCGCCGGATCAGATGTGGCGAAATCGCCGGATGTTCAACATAAGAACAACAAGAAACAAAGTATACGTGCATTTGATGAATTCTGGGCGCTGTACCCGAAGAAGAAGTCGAAGAAGCCCGCGCTTGAGAAGTTCATTAAGTTAACGCCTGAGAAGCAAAAGCTCGCAATCGAGAGATTAAAGCTAAGGCCGTTCAGATTCGATGAAGAGAAGTATATTCCTCTCCCCAGCACATTCATTAATCAAGAGCGATGGGAAGATGAGATTGCTACTAGGGGCAATGGCAGCGAAGGAAGGAGGGTTAGAAACTGATGCAGGTAATTCAAGATAAATCCTTTATCGAAAACTTCAACATGCAGAAGCAACGGAAGCTCCTGGCGGAAGCTCATGAGTCAAAGCTGGTAAGGATTGAGGATGGGCTTGAGAAGGCTATCGAGAATCTATCCGCTAACGAAGATGATCTGATGGATATGCCGTGGCTATCAACCAAAGGTAAGTTTGCCTTTCGTGACGGACAGGTAACTTTGCTAGCGGGCATGAATGGCCACATGAAATCCACCTTAACGTGTCAGTTGCTCTTGCATGTCGCGGAGCGATTTCCCACAGGTGTCATGTCGCTAGAGATGGAGCTTGATTCGCAGCTAGAGATTTTCGCTCACCAGGCGTTTGCGAAGGAAAATATAACTGCCAAAGAGCTAACGGCAGCAGCAAGGCATTTCACGGCTGCGGACTCATGGTTTTACAAGCACTATGGAACTGTAAAGCCGGAAACGGTTTATGGCGCACTCTGGGCCTTCGCCGCCAAGGGCTGCAAATTTCTCGTACTGGACAACTTGCAGAAATGTGGCGTGACTTCCGATCATGACGTTGAACGGGATTTCACAGCAAACATCATTGCGATTGCCAAGGCTACCGAAATGCATATCGTCCTGGTTCACCACGTAAGGAAGCCAAGTGGTGATGTGAAAAGAGCTTATCGTCCATCTAAATATGATGTGCGCGGCAGCGGCTCACTGACTGATCAGCCCGATAACGTTCTAATGATTTGGCACAACAAGATGCGCGCTGAAATTCTTAATGATCAGGCCGAAGGTAATCCCATTGATGAAGATGATCGCAACGTGCTGGATTTTGAGCATGACATTGAACTGCTGGTTGAAAAAAATCGTCACTTGAGGTTTGAGGGTACTATGAAATTCTACGTGGGTAACGGCAGGAACTTTAAAGAAGATATGTATGGCGACGATTGGAAGCCGAATCTACGCAAGGAGCTAAGGCCGCAATGCGAAGAAGAGGCTGATGCCGTGAACAAAGCGCCGCAGGATGCAGGGGTTAATCTCAATGATTTTTCTTGGGGCGGCAAAACTACTAAAGATAGTTCTGGTTTTGAACTAGAGGAATATTGAGATGGCGGAGTTCTGGACGGTGAAGAACGAATTTCAGCTACAGCAATTTTTGGAGTTCGTCGAAGGTGAACTGGAAAGCGGGAGAGAGCGCAGCTATGAAATTTACAAGGAGACGCGAACCTCTGCCCAAAACCGTGCGCTCTACGCGGTGTTCACGCGATTGGCGTCCGCGCTTAACGATGCAGGGTTTGAGATTAAGCATCCGTTTGCTGACTTCGATATTCCGTGGAGCAAGCAATCTGTGAAGGAGCTTTTGTTCAATCCGATTATGAAGTCGGCAACGGGCAAGGGCAGTACGACGGAGCTTGATCGACGGGAAATTAGCGAGTGCATGGGTGCGCTGCTGCGCGGAGTCGATCAAAACCTTGGTGTGTTCGTTTCAGGGCTGGAGGGCGAGCTTGATGGGCAAAGATAGTCACTGGTGCCTCTGTGGCACCCCGTATGAGCTGCTGGAGTGCTTTTATGCCCATAGTAGTGTCACGAACTGGTATTGGTATTGTTTCGAGTGTGGGGCCATTGAGAGCGCCTCAGAGCATGTTGAGAAAAAGAAGGCCAAGGGAAACGGCAAAGAATATCGAGGTGCGCTCTAGTGGCTATCAAAAGAGAAGCTTGCGATGCCCACTTCAGCCTAGCCGTTAGGACTAGGGATCGTCATACCTGCGCCTATTGCGGGAAAGAGGGCAGTGACGCGGCGCATATATTCGGGAGAAGAAGCAAGGTAGTCAGATGGAGCATGGACAACGCGCTATGCCTCTGTCGATACCACCATCAATATTTTGAAAGTAACCCTGTCGCCTTTACCGACTTCCTGACGGCACATTTTGGTGAGGAACACATGGATCGGCTGCGGGTTAAAGCTCAAGGCCACATGAAAACTACAAAGGCTTTGCGGCTGGAAATCAGTAAGCACTACAGGGAGGAGTTAGCAAAGCACGGCGCTGATCCCGCCTACCAAATGGTGAGCTACAACTGATGCGC